CTCTGGAAAGCCCCGACCAGCGCGTTGCCGATATCCCCGCCGATGTCGCGCGCCTTTGCGGCGTAGTCGGCAAGGGCCGCCGTGACGGCCTGCCAGCCGGTGAGGGCCGTGTCCGCGCCTTGGGCTGCAGCCGCCCCCGCGTCGCGTGCAGCACCGCCAGCGCCATCGGCGGCGGTGGCCGTGTCATTCAGCCCGGCTGTCAGGGCATCGGCCGCGCCAGCCGCATCCGCCAGTGCGGTCTCGGCCTCGGTCCCCGTGCCGGTGACGGCATCCTTCAGCGCCTCCCAGCTGGCGAGCGGCCGACCGGCGGCATCGGCGAGCATCCCTGCCGCTTCGCGATAGCCGTCGGCCCGTGCGCGGGCGTCGTCGGCCATGGTCCCGAGGCCGAGATCGGGCGGTTCGAGATAGCTGCGTGCCAGCGCGGCGGAGAAGGCATCCGCGGCGGCGGCACCGGCTGCGGTCGCGGCTCCCTCGAAGGGATTGCCGATGCGCCCCAGTTCTACCGGGTCAAGGATGCCGATCCGCACGCCCCCTTCTCCGGTTGCCCATTCGGGCAGCAGCGCCAGCGCCGCGTTCAGGGTCTCGATGAAGCTGTTGATGCGGGTGACGACGCCGTTCAGCATCGCCTCGACGCCCGAAATCAGCCCGTTTGCCGCCTGGAAGGCGAAGTCGCCGATGGCGCCCGGCAGACTGCCCCAGATCGCCACCGCAGCGTCATAGGCGCCCTGGAAGGTCGCCGCCGCCCTGTCGCCGAAGCTGACGACACCCGCGATGGTGCCTTCCAGCGCCGAGAGCCCTGCCGCCTTCAGCCCCTCCCATCCGGCGGCCATGCGAGCAAGCGTCGCGTCCAGCGACAGGCCAATACGAGACCAGACCTCGCGGGCCAGATCGACCAGAAGCCGGAAGGCCTCGCCCACGCCACCGACCCGGGCTACCAATTGGGAGAACTGGTAGACCAACTCGCCCGCGCCAACGTTAAGCGCGCCGATGCCGGTGCGGATCAGGGCGCCACGCAGGAAGACCAGCGCCGTGGCAAGACCGCGAACTGACAGGGCGGCTGCGGCAAGGCCCACAACCCAGCGCCCGGCCATGACGGCCGCGAACGTTGCCGCATAGGACGCCAGCCTTCCAAGGTTGCCGATCAGGGTATCGATGGCCGAGCGCAGGATCCCGCCATCGGAGGCCAGAGCGACGAAGGCACTGGCAAGCGCCTCGATGGTCGGGGCCACGGCGACGGCGGTCCGGTTGCGCAGGCCGTCGAACACGAGGGATACAGTGCCCAGCGCCAGTTGCGTGCGGCGCAGGGCTTCCAGCGCATCGCCATCCAGCACTGCGCCAAGATCGGAGGCCTGGTCGCCAAGTCGGGCCATCTCGGCCCCGCCGTTCCGCAGAAGCGGCAGCAGGCGCGTGGCGTCCGAGGCCATCGCCTCGAGATAGAAGGTCATCTCCTGCTGGCTCAGACCGGCCCGCTCCAGCGTGTCGACGTAAAGCTGCAGTGCCTCCGGCCCCGACAAACGCGCGAACTGGTCGGCGGTGACACCGACCCTCGGAGCCACGTTCTCGAAGAAATCCGCCATCGGGCCGCCGCCCGTCTGCAGGAAATCCCCGACCCGGTCGTTTACGTCCTTGAGGATGTCGGCCAGCTTCTCCTGCTCGATCCCGACCGTCCGCGCCCCGGCCGACCAGCGCTGCAGGGCCTGCGGAGTGGCATTGGCGACCTGCGCGAACTGTCGGACTTGCGCCGCGCTCTCCGCCGTGGAACGGACGATCAGGCCGAGCGAGGCAGTGGCTGCGGCGGCTGCGGCCCCGAGAGCAAGGCCGGCCCGCCGCGCGAAGCTGGCCAGCCGGGTGTTCGCCAGTTCCATCTCGCGCGACAGGCGGCCGAGGCCCTTCGCCCCGGCCTCGCCGACGCCCTCCAGTTCGGCGCGCACCTGGCGGCCGCCCACGGCGGCGAGCCGGACGGAGACGCGTTTCTCGGCCATGGGATCGGGGCTCCGGTTGGAATGGGGTCAGTCGCGGTTCGCTGCGATCTGCTCGTTGACGCGGCGGACCATCACCGCCTCGAGGGCGGGCAGCAGTTCGGCGATGGCAGGCGGGGAGATGCCGAGGGCCGCGCCCAGTGCCAGCGCCGCGCCCATGTCCCAGCCGATGACCGCGCCGGGGATGACGCGCATCTGCCCGCCGAGGCGCTGCGCCAGGTCCCAGACCTGCGCGCCTTCCAATGTCAGCGGTTGGTTCAGCCGTGCGGGGCAGTCGGGACAGGGTCCTGCACAGGCCGTGCAGTAGCCTTCGCCCCCGCCGTAGGACCAGTCGGCAAGGGCGCAGAGGCGTTTTTTTCCGAGTCCAGCAGCAGCGCCTTGGCGACATAGTGGGTCTGAAACGCCTCGAAGGCGGGCCAGATGTCGAGGAGCGCGTCGATGGCCTCGGGGTTCGGCTCGATGGGATTGCCATCGGCATCGCCGATCCCCTCCCATGCGAGGATCGCACGCCGCGCCAGCGCCTTGGCCATGGCGAGCGCCGCCTCCTCGGTCGCCGTCCCCTCGGGGAGGTCGGCAATCGCGGGATCGCCACGCGCCGAGACCATCAGCGCCGTGGTCAGCGGGCGGAGCTTCACACGTACACCGGGGATGAGGTCGCACCATTGCGGCGCGTTGGTAAGGTCGAGGGTCAGCATGGCGGGCCTTCTCAATAGGTTGCGACGGTGTTGACGAGGACGGCGGTGCACATCCGGGCGGGGCTGGTGGCTTTGGCGGCCTGCCAGTCGAAGGTGGCCTGGATGCCCTGCGGGCCCGGGATCTCGATCCGGGGGCGCGGCAGGTAGACGGCGTGGGCCGTGAAGGTGAAGCTGGCATTGGCGCCGAGGCTCCAGGCGAAGACCAGTTCGCAGGGCGTGCCGTCGATGGCCTGCGTGATCAGCGTGGTGTCGGCGAAACGCACCTCGACCCGGCCGGTCAGCGCGGCCATGCCGGGGTCGGCCCCCTCGATGCGCCCGTCCGAGCGGATGGTCTCGATCCGGTCGAGGCCATTCGAATAGGTCACTTCGGCGGAAATCACGTTACCGAGCGGTGTGCCGTTGCGGGTGATCGCCCCGTTGAAATGGCCAAACCGCTGCAGCGCCAGCGCGGTGGGCGTGCCCGTCGCAGTGGTCGCCGCGACGTTCTCGCCCTGCGCCACCAGCCGGGCCGTGGCGGTCAGCAGCCCCGACCGCGCCATCTGCCACGACAACTGATCGCAGACGCAGCCTGTGTAAATCGCATAGCGCGGCACCTCGGGCATGGCCGTCTCGATGGCCATGCTCGGCAGCGTCCAGTTGCCCGACTGGAAGGTGTGGGTCTTGGGCGTGGTGCCGGTGGTCGTGGGCTGTCCGAAGGCGGCCTTCAACCAGAGGCCGAAGTTCTCGACGTCGATCGGCACCACCACATCGCCATCGGCGGTGACCGCGTCCTTGATCGGGGCCAGCGGGTCGCGTCCCTGGCCCAGAAGCTCCGAAGCGATCAGCGGCTGCTCGGAGCCGAGCGTGGTGCTGGCGAAGGGCACCGTGCGATAACCCGAGGCGGGCGCGGTGCCATAGACGGTCTCGAACGCAAGCGCCATCTGCGCCCGCGCCCCATGGGCTCGTGCCATTGTGTTCTCCTGTCGTGGTTGGGGTCAGGCCAGCGGGTCGGCCGTGGTGTAGTGCAGGACGACCGAGATCACCGCCGCCTTCAGACTGGCGGCACCTTCGACCGGCAGATCGACCGGACGCGGCGCTTCCGCCTCGACCCAGTCGCAGAGACCGCCCAGCGTGCGGTCGGCATCAACCGCCGCGCCGATACTGGCGCAGAGGGTGTCGAAGGCGCTGTCGCGGGTGGCCCCCTGGACGACCGCCTCGATCTCGGCCCGGTGCTGGTAGTGGTAGCGCAGCGGCGACAGCGTGACCTCGGGCTCGCCCGGCTCGCCATCGCGCAGGATCAGGAGGCCAGCGGCAGGCATGCGCTCAGGCAGGACGTCGCCGCGCAGGGCGGTGACGGACAGCGCCGAGAGCCGCGCGTGCAGCGCGGCGAGGATGGTTTCGCGGGGGGTGGGCATGATGATCCGTTGACCGGAACCGGCCAGGTTTCAGTGGTCTCTGTCGGGCTTCGGGTTCGAGAATGCGGCAAGCCGCCGTGGCAGGTCTGAGCGGCTGTGCAGGAAATCGACGATGATGACCTGTTCGGCATCCTCGATGAAGACGACGAAATGCTGACCCGCGCGAACAAAGCGCAGGTCCTCGGGCAGGTCCGGGTCGATGAGCCGACGGCAATCATGTGACATTGCCCTGCCGGCAGCGATCTCACGGCAAGTGGCGATCAGGTCATCTTCATAGGCGGCGGCCTGACGGGAGCCGAAGGTCTCGATGGTCCAGAGTGCAATGTCGACGAGTGAGGTTTCCGCCTGTTTTGTCAGGCGCCAGAGTTTCGGCATCAGGACGACGGGCGCGCCGCTGCAAAGGAACGTCGGATTGCATCCTCACCGCTCCCCTCGGCCAGATCGCCTCGCCGGGCCTGCTCCAGCCCGACTGTCAACCGGGCGCGAAGATCGCCCAGTTCAGCCTCCTCGCGTTCGAGCAGCCGCAGTCCGGCGCGCAATGCCTCGGAGGCATTCTGGTAACGACCCGAAGCGACCAGACGATCCACGAGGTCGGATTGCGGTTCGGTCAGGACGACGTTTCGGGTTGCCATGGGCTGCTCCTGCAAGATCATTGGCAATATATGCCAACCATGGCAGAATGTCGACACCCGCACAGAGTGCGGCTGCGTCACTAACGCGGCAGGTCCATATGGCGTGCGAAGCCGGAAACCCTCGAGAGGACATCGATCATGGAACACAGCCTGCAGGACAAGCTCGCCGCGCTCGAAGCCGACCGTCGTGCACGGATCGAGGCCGAAGCAGACCGTCTGCAGGACGCGTATCAGCGCATGCAGAAGTCCCCTGACCAACAGGACGACGAGCCCGATGATCCTCGTTCAGATCATCGGTGAATTTCATAGCCCCTCCACCCAGTTCGCCACGATCAACCCCGGCACCATGTCATGCGCCCGCTCGGCGTCTCGCGCCAGGTCCAGCCGTTTCGGCAGCTTGACCTGTGGCACCAGCAGGAAGATGGGCGCAGTCACGAGGCCCCGGCCGGTCTTTGACCGGGACGCAACTGCGCGCCCCTTGGTGTTCAGCCGACCCTCGGCCACCAGAAGGCTCGGGCCCCGGCGGCGAAAGATGAACCGCAGGCGCAGGCCGGTGCGGCGTTCCCATTCACCAGGGGTGATCCGGGCGCCGCGCAGGGAGTTGCCTGCAGCAGGCGTGGGGATCGCCAGCCAGAACCCGTTCTTCGAGCGGATCAGCGGCCCGGTGTCATGCGCGCCGACGATGACCGGGGCGTTGGACCAGACCACGGCGGCCGCGTTGAGGCTGGGCGTGGCCTTTGGGAACTGCTCGGACCGGATGGTGCGGGCGAGCCGGGGCCCGAGCCCTGCGCCGGTGATCTGCAGCCGCCAGGCGGCCTTCAGCCCGGTCCCGGCCTCGTGGATCGCGGCCGACACGGCCCGCTCGCCCGCCGCGACCTCGGCCGCCATCATCGCGACGATGTCGGGATCGATGTCGAGGGTCACGCGCATCGCGGTCACGCCGGGCGCAGGTCGACGGCCCAGACCAGACGCTCGCGGTCTCGGACGGGCTCGCCCTGGATGAGGAAGACATCGCCGTCGATCTCGATGCGGTCGCCGGGCCGCGGAGCTGGCACCTCGGCCACGCGCAGGTCGATCCGGGTGGTCTCGGACCAGAGCCGGGCATCGCCGAAGTCTGTGACGGCATCGGCACGCCGGGCGACGACACGCACCAGGACCGGCGCGCCGCCATCGGCGATGTAGACCGCATCCCGCCCGATGTTCGGATCGGCGAAGAGCGCGCCGACGGCGGCGGCAAAGGCGCTCATCAGAAAGTGCCGTTCAGCCGCACCCGGCCGACCACATCGCCCGCGCCGCCCGCCACGACTTCGGTCGCCACGCCGATCAGCGTGTTCGAGGTGGTGACCTTGGTGGTCTGGCGGGCGGTGTTGTCCCAGTAGATGCGGTCGCCGACCGCCCAAGCCTGGGAGCCGATCTTCTTCAGCTCGTAAACGCCGACGAGCGCGGCCTCGACCGCTTCGCCGAGAGCGGCGGTGCCGGAGGCCACGCCGAAGACGGAGCCGACGAGCAGGCCATCGCCCGAGGCGACGGCGTAGGGCGCGGTCAAGGTGATGGTGTTGCCGGGCTGGACGTAGGTTCTCATGGGGAGGATCCTCGTGGAAAGACGAAGGGCGGCCCGATCGGACCGCCCGTGTGTCAGGGTTCAGCATGGGGTGCTGGTTACGCGCCCGGATTCTTGTAAAGCCCCCGCCAGTCGATGGCCTTGGCGCCGAAGTCGAGGCGGCACTTGATCTCGACGCCGTCGACGTCGAAGCCGTTGCGCGTCTCGATGTAGGCGCCCTGCTGGCCCTCGAGATAGGCGTATTCGATGGTGTCGATCTGGTTGGGCGATGCCGCCAGATGCCAGGCGGTGGCGCTGGCTGCGTCGAGGCGCGGTTCGCTGATGGGCGAGAGCGTCCGGATCGACTGCGGCACCACGCTGGAGGTCGCGGCGGGCACGAGGTTCTGGGCGACCAGCTGCTCGGCCTTCAGTTCCAGCGCCGCCGGGACGATCAGGAAAGCGGGACGGATGTTCAGCACCGTCTTCTTGTCGAGGCCCGTCTGCAGCGCCATCGCGGCCCGGGCTGCGCCGACACTGGCCACGTCCAGCGCGGCGCCCGCTGCGGCGAGGTTCTTGTGCGTGGTGTGGAACAGCGCGTTGCCGTCGGCCATCGCTGGGTTGGCGGTGATGATGCCCCAGACCACATCGCTTTCCAGCTGGGCGATGGAATTGCCGTACATCGCCGGGATGCGGGTGAAGGCGTCGAGGTCGTCGTTGATCAGCACCTGCCGGGTGATCGCGACGACCCGGCCATAGGTCTTGACCTTGTAGCTCTCCTTGCTCTCGCCCAGCGTCCCGCGCTTGAACTCGCCGCTTTCGCCGACTTCCAGAAGCTGCGGGGCCTCGCCCAGCTGTACGCGGTGCATGGACTTGAAGTCGGTGGCGAGCACCTGGCGGCAGAAGAGCGCGAAGGTGCGGGGATAGGCATCATAGGCCTGGCGCAGGGTCTTGTTGGTGACGGCCGACAGGATCTCGGGGAAGTCCGAGGTCGAGTGCAGTGCGCGCGTCGCCACCTCGTCGCGGGAAAGTCCCCGCGTATTCACCCCGGCATTGCCGAGGCTTTCGCGGGCCAGTTCCAGGAGCGTCATGCCGCGATACTGTCGCGCGGCATCTTCCAGCGGAAACAGCGTCGGGCTGTAGCGGTGCAGAAGCGCATTCGCCACGGCGTCGCGGCGGGTGATCCGCTCGTCGCGGCCGCCGAGGGGCACCGAGACATGCGGGAAGGTCCGGGTCTCGTCGGATTTCGCGGCGACCTGGTCGAGGATCAGGCGGCGGGACTCGTCCACACTGACGCCACGCCTGACCAGATCCTCGGCGAAGCCGCGCTCGAGGTTCAGGCGGCCGGTCAGATCGTAGATGGTGGACACCCGGTCGCGTTCGGCCTCGCGGGCACGGGTGGCGATGGCCTCGGCGTCGGGCGCAGGAGCCGGTTCCGGCATGCGCGCGGTCGTCGGTTCGGGGTTTGCCGGGGCCGCAAGGGGCTGCTGGCGGGTCTCGGGGCTGGCGGGGACATCCCCGGCTACGATGGTCGTGCTCTCAGGCATGGATGCCTCCTTTTGCATGCGGGTGTCGACGATCTCGACGGGATAGCTGGCCTGATCCGAGGCGCGGACCTGTGCGCGGGGATCGGCGGGAACGGTCACGAAACTGACCTCGAGCGGCGTCCAGCGCTCGACGATGCGCTGCTCGACCTCGCCCTTGGCGGCGGGCTCGACCACCTTCACCCGCTCGATGGAATAGCCGACCGAGACGTTGCGGATGATGCCGTCGCTGATCAGGCCGAACATGCGGTCGGCGGCCTGGTCGAGCCCCTCGCGGGGGAAACGGATGGTGGCCTTGCCCTCCTTGCCCTCGATCCAGGCGCGTTCGACCACGCCCACCTGCGAATGCGAGGACCAGACCGAATGGCTGTCGAGCGCCGGGGCCCCGGCGTTGAGGCGCGTCAGGTCCACCGCCCTGTCGCTGACCTCGAGGATCTCGTCGAAGGGGACGGAGGTGTCCCATCCAGTCCAGTGCCGCCGCCGGACGGCCGCGCCGGTGGTGAAGACGACGTCGACCGAGCGCGCCTCGGTGTTCACGGTCGCGGGCAGGATGGGCGCGCGCCGCAGCTGCATCGGCAGGGCGACCGGGGCCGCCATGATCGTGTCGGGCATGGCCCTATTCCTTCTCTGGTTCGGATGCGGGGGCGGCCGGGTCACTGGCCGGATCGCCCGCCTGCGCGCTGCCGGTCTTGGTGACGCGGCGCGGATCGCTGTCGAGCACGAGGCCGAGACCATCGAGCTTGGCGTTGGTCGCGGCGATTTCCGCCAGCACCGCGTCCGGGTTATGGCCCTGCCGGGCAATGGCCTGCGCCAGCGTCATGGTGCCGGTCCGGATCGCCAGCAGGTCGGCCATCGCGTCCTTGTAGGGATCGACGGCGTCGAACTTCGGCGGCGACCATTCCACTGGCACATCCGGTGTCGGGATCAGGCCCGCTGCCCACGCGGCCTCGGTAAACCAGCGCCAGACCGGGGCGCAGAGCATCGGGATGGAGAGCTGCCACTGCACGGCGTCGATCATGCGGCGGAACTCGACGAGCCCGGCCCGGATCGAGGAATAATTGACCTGGCTGAGATCGCCGGTCAGCAGCTCGTAGGGCACCCGGAACCCGGCCGAGATCGTGTGCAGGCTGGCGCGTTTGTATTCGCCGTAGCCGCCGGTGGCAGCGGGTTGGTTGAACCGGATGTCCTTGCCGCCGCGGGCATAGGCGATCAGCC